ACGTGACGCAGGTTCAGCGGCAGTGGCTTGGCCAGGATCGCGGCCAGCTCACGGCAGAACAGCACCTGCTGCTGGGAGTTGGCCGCCGTGCAGCGCTCCACGTAGCCGATGAAGTGGCGCTGCAGCGTGCTGTCGTTGTAGCCGATGTCCAACGTCACCAGGCCCTTGAGCGGCGCCGATGCCTGGACTGTGAAAGATGCCCGGCCGGGGCTTCGCAGCTCCAAGCGGACATCCTCTTTGACCAGGGCAACGGGTTCGCCGTTTATGGCCAGCACCTTGTGCAGTTTCAGGCTCATTGGCCACTCCCCAGCCAGTCGTCTACGCGCTTCAACGTGGACTCAAAGCCCGACAGTTCGGGCGTGCTGCCGGGTTCGCCAGCGGCGCTGGTGCCGCCTCCTACAGCTTGACCTGGTGCGCCCTGTGCCGTGGCCGCATTGGCCGGGCGGCGCTTCTCGACCCGCTCGGGGTTCGACAGTTTTTCAGACAGCGTGAACTGGACCCGCCAGCAAAACAGGCTGTCGTCCTCCCGGGCGCTTACCCCGTCGCTGAATTGAACCTGGCGCACACCAAAACCGTCAGCGGTGTCGTTGACGATGCGGTAAGTCTTGCGCTGGCCACCGCCTTCGGTGGCCTCGGCCTGGCGCATCAGATCGCGCAGGAACGACCGGTCGGAGTAGCGAATGGTCAGGGTCACGGCCAGGGTTTTGGGCTTGAAGCCCTTGTGAGCCGCTTCACTGTTGCTCGTCTGCCCCGACAGGTCATCGCTCTCGATGCGCAGGTTTGCGGTGATTTTCATGTTCTGCCCGCGCACCGGCAGGCCGTCCAACAGCAGCGACGTCATAGGCCCACCAGTTCGCGCACAAAGCCCAGGCTTTCCAGCGAGCCAACCAGCAGCGCGCCGGCGCACAGGGGCCATTCATGACCCGGGGCGTCGCCCTCCAGCAGTCGCCGGCGAATCGTGGCGCCGTCACCTGGGCCGATCAGACGGGCCTGCATGGAGGTGTCGGGCGAGCTGTTGGCCAGCATCGCCTGCAGGTCGGCCAGCTTCTGGTCAGAGGCGGCTGACTGGGCCTGTTTGCGCGCCTGCAGGCTGGCCAGGTCGGCCATGGGCGAGCTGTCGGCCGCATAGCTTTCGAGCATGGCCAACTGGCCGGACATGGCCTGGCTCGCCACCTTAGTGATGGGGCAACGCTGCAGGGGCAGTTGACCCCAACGCGGCATCTGTCCCGCTGCCGGCAACTCCCACTTTTCCACCTCCAGTTTGGACAGGTGCCGCGAGCGGCGCTCAGCTCGCACAAGGTCGGGCATCGGCAACAGCGTGTTGAACCGCTGCAGCGTGGCGGCGAAGTGATCCTGGCGCGTAGACAGAAAGAGCACCACCAGGCCATACAGCTGGCCCTGGGGCCTTGCGACATCGGTGGAGTCGGTCAGCTTGTTGGCCAACAGTTGCAGCAGGTTGGGTGCCGACAGAAAACGCTGGTGCCCGCCGCTGCCCTGGCCGATGCCGGCCTGAAACGGGGTGACGACGATGCACGCCGGCACATCGCCGAACTGCCCCGCGAGCGCCGCACGTCCGGCGCTGATCGCACCCTGGGAGGCTCCACCGACCGGGCCGGGGTTGGTTGTGGCAACCGCTGCCAGCTTCTGCAGCCGTGTGCCGGTGTCGGCCATCTGACTGCCGGCCAGGCCCTTGGCCTCGCCCATCTGCTCCATCCACGCCGTGGCCTCGGCAGGCCAGCGCATGGTCACGGGTGCCCACGTCATAGCGGCGCCTCGTCCCAGGACAGCGCAGCAATCGCCTCGACATCCTTGGCCAGCCGGGCCACTTCCAGGGCTTTTTTCAGGCGATCAGCACGCTGCAACGCGTCCAGCTTGAACTCGCAGAGCCCATTACACACCAGCTGCAACTGCGCGGCCGTGTGTTCCTTGAACTCCTTTTGACCGGCCACATCCACGCATGGGAACGCCGTCGGCAGAGCACGCATCGTCATGTTGGTCAGGTTCAACTGATCTTCCAGCGTGCTGCTGTAGAAATGGCGTTCGCCCAGGGCTTCCGACCAGAAGCCGCCAGAAATCACGCGATCACAGGCAGCGCTGATCTCGTTGCGTTTGGCGCTGTAGTCACGCTCGATCACGGCGGGAATATCGTCCTGCCAGACGATGCCGTTCCACACCTGGTGCTGACCCGGTGCCTGCAACGTGTAGCCGGACGGCAACTGGCCGTGGCGCTCGATCACCAGCGGTGCCCCGGTCTCGGTGCTGTAAGCAGTCAGACCCGCGTAGGAGTCGATCAACGTCCATAGCTCGCCGTCCCAACGGGGCAACTGGTGCTCACTCACAACAGGCGGCGCCTTTTCCACACAGCGGGCAGGAATCAACCAAACCCCAGGTTCAAGTGGAGACGCGTCAGCCGTCGTGGCACCGATATAGATGCCCAGGTGGTCGGTCTGAAAAACAGTTTTTGTCGCAGTGCTAGTCATGGCCGGCCTCAATATTTAATGCAGATCAGGAACGCGATGTTGCGCGGGCGGGCTTCGGCGCCGCCGTTCATTCCTACCGTGATGGCGTGGGTGTGTTCACCCGCCGAGTCCACCGAAACCTTGGCCGTGCCTTCGCTGCCAGTGCGTCCTGGCGGCATATCAAGTACGCGGTGATCCGCAGACGAGCCTTGTCGGTTGAGCGTGTAAGTGTGCGTGTGCGCACCATCGACGGCGGCGGTCGCGGTGTGGTTATGCGCCAGGTTCTGGCTCGCCTGCCATGAGCCCAGAACGCGGCCCACGTCGATGCCACGGGCATCGTCCAGCCCTCGAATAAACTCGCCTCGTACGTCAGGCAGGTTGAACGTGGTGCTGCCGTCGCCGGCGCCAAACCGGGTTCCGATGTAGTTGAACAAGCGCGCAAAGGCGGTGCGAGAAACAGCGGCGCCGTTGGCTTTGATCCAACCGGTTGGGGCTGTGGCAGTGGCAAACGCTACGACCATGCCAGGAGGCGCGGCCTCGATCAGTGCCGCGTCCAGGCCAGTGACCTGGGCGACGGTGTGGGTGTGCGCGGACGGCTGAACTGCCAGCGCGACGTTCAGGTTTGCAGAACCATCCAAGCTGAACGTGCCGGTGGCACCGCCGGTAAACGTGATGGTGCGTGCCGCTGACCACTTGCTGGCGGTTGCCGCATTTCCGGTGATATTCACGCCGGTGTACGTACCCGACAGACGCGCATCAGGGATGATGCCGGCGTTCAGGTGGTTTGCGTTCAGGTGGGTAACGCCCCCACCGTTGCCGTAGAAAATACCCTGGGTATAAATACCAGTAGAGCCCATGCCCCCCCGAAGTACGCCGTTCTGATACAAATAAACGCCTTCGCCGATGTAATCGATCGCGCTTTTATGGCTTCCGCGAAACCAAGACAGACCGTAGTGTTCCGTTGGGTTGTACGAGGCGTTTACGCCGGCACCGTCATAGCCCGCCCCTATTCCCCAGATGCACGCGCCCCAGTCCAAGCTGCCACCATTACCATTGGCGTAGCCGCCATGGATACCTTGGAAAAATGCAGTGGCACCGGTGACCAGCCCGCCGGCCAAAGGCAACTTAGCATCGAGCGCGCCTTGCAGGCCGGTGGTGTGTGCGATGGTGTGGGTGTGGCCTTCCGGCTTCACCGTGACGCTCATACTCGCGTCTGCGCTGCCATCCAGCGAGACCTCGCCGGTGAGGCCGCCAGTCAACGAGAGCTTGCGAGCCGTCGCCCAGCGGGCCGCTTTGCCCGCTACCGAGGTGCCGTTAATCAACGCGGTGATCGCGTCCTGCAGCAGCTTGCGCACGCCGGCGACCATCTTGGTGGTGGCCAGGATCGCCGAACTGTCACTGTCTGCCGCATCGCTGATCGCGTTGGGGATCTTGCTCAGCCCCACGTCGTCCTTGGTCGTGGCGCGTGCACGCAGGTAGGGATAATCACCCACCCGAGCTGCGAAGTGCTTGACCAGCTCGCCGTCGATGGACTCGACCACACGCAGATCCGTGACCGTGCTCGATGTCGGCAGCTCGGCCAGCGGCACCAGGTAATGGCGCGCACCGACGCTGTCGGTGTAGTCGGCCTTGTCGGCGCCGAACACGACCTGGAACGTACCCACCACGTCGCTCTGTTCACGCTGCAGCACGACGTCCAGCCACGCCTTGTTGGGCACTGCCGGCACCGTCACCGGCGTTACGCCGGCGCGCTCCAAGCGCACGCCTTCGATGTACGCTAGGCCCGGTTTGAGCTGATACACGGTGCCCACTTTCGTCATCTGCAGGGCGGTGCCGAAAAAGCAGGCCCGGCCAAACATGTCGCGGTTGCTCAGGCGCTCGCGCTCGTCGATGCCCTTCATGCGCGCGGTGTAGTCGAATTGCCAGGTGCTCGCGTCGATGGTGATCGCGGTCAACTGCTGGGCGCCGTCGAACACCAACATGAAGTTGCGGGTGACGTTGTTGCCAATCTGCTCGGGCAGAATGTTTTTGCGCTTCTGCTGCAACGGTACGTAGGCCACCGACAGCAGCACGTTGTCGCTGGTCTCCAGGCCGATCCAGTTGAAATCAAAGTCACCGATGTCGGTGCCCATCATCAGGCTGTACACGACCTGGTTGGGGTTCACGTAGCCGGTTTGGGTCACCGGTGAGGTGTAAACGATCTGACCCGCCGGGGGCTTGAGCCCGGCACGGTTTACCGGTGCATTGACGTCCAGCCCGGGCACGTTGGCCAGGATGAATCGGGCGACGGTCAGAACTTGGCCAGCCGCTTGTTTTTGCGCGATCAGGCTTTGCCCGGCCAGTGTGATGCTTGCAGCCATGAATACTCCCTACAGGCTGGCGATCAGCGTTTGCTGGTCGTCGTTGAAATCAACCAGGGCGACAGCAAGTCGCACTGGGGTAATGGTCACGAAGTCGTAGCGCCGGCAAGTGCGGCCGTACTGACGGATCAGCACGCGCAACAAGTCGGGGTTTTCGGATAGTTGGGAGTCGCTGAGGGTCAGCAGCACCACGTCCCAGTCACGGTCCGGCATGCGCTCCTCGATCTCGATGTAGCCCACACCGAGGCGCTGCATGATTCGCTTGAGCCCCGCCACGCTGCCGGCGTCTACCGAGTTGATAAAGGCGTACTTGACCCGCAGCCGGAACAGGCTTTCCGGCTCGCCGTTGAAGCGCGTAACGTCGCGCTGCCAGGCCCACAGCTCCAGGACCGACAGGTGGCAGGTGTCCGGGTCGAACTGCAGGTAGGGCCAGCGCAGCCACTCCACGGCCATCTCCCACCAGCCCTGGGCGGCGGCGACCAACCTGGTCAGCTCAGGCCCTGACAGCCAGAACGGCAATTTGAGCTTGATCATTGCAGGACCACGGCCAGGCTCTTGATGCGCGGGATGTTTAGACCCGACACGATGTCGGTGCCGGCGAACGTCAGCGATTCGATGTTGGGGAAACGGGCGTGCAGTTCTTCGGTCAAGCGGCTGAAACTAAACCGCGACTGTGGGTAGGTTCTGGTCGGCTTGTAATCGCGCTGGGTGCTTTCGCGAAACGCGGCGCGGATGAATAGGCCGATCTCGGTTTCCAGCATCTCCAGCTGGGCCTCGCTAAGGTTGGCTTTGGGCCAAACCTTTACGCTGATGGTGTGGAAGGTTTCAGGCATGGCCATCGCCTGCAGATCGTCGCCGTGGCCGTGGTTGCCGCCGTCGCGGATATGCGTGTTGATCTGCTCCAGGAACATATCAGCAGGCACGCCGGCGTCGAACAACACAAAGGCATTCGCGCTGCCAGGACCACGAGGCGCGCCGTGTTCGAAGTAAACGCCATCGGCCGACACACCCGGGAAGCCGGTGATAATCGCCCGGTAAACGGCATCGGTGTGCCATTGGTTGACCGCCGAAAACTGATTGCGGCCGCGCAGGCGTAGCTGGTCGTCGGGCTCCGCATCGGCACCCGGCTCATGCATCCAGTCGGTGGTGTTGACCACCTGGACGATGCCCGGCACAGGCTCCGGCAGGACCGCGTAATAACCAGGGGCCAGGTTGTAGCCACTGCCCGCCCCCACCGCTTTGACCGGCACGGCCAGCTGGCTTTGGCCCTCTTCAAAGCTGCGCGGCTCCGTGGTGACCAGTTGGTAAATGTGTTCATTCAATGTCGGCGACTGGACGACAGTACCCACCGGCACTTCCAACGCGCCGCCGGTGTTGGCCCTGGTGAACAGCAGCTCACCGCTGGCGACCGTTGCGCCTTTGCGCTCGACGTTGACCGCCCAGCACAAGGTGTCGAGCCAAACGCCCGTGGCGGTCTGTACGAAGAAGTTCGGCAGGACGGTGCCGCTGACAAATTCCAGCAACCACAGCACGGGCTTGGTCACCAGGGCGGTGACAATTCGCCAGAACGGGCTGTATGCGCTGGTGTTGCTGAGGGTGCTGCCCTGCTCCGCCGCCAGCTTTTCCCACGACTGTTTCAATTGCGCTTCGGTGATCGGAATCCCGGAATCGCTCATCGCCTGCTTGAAATCAACGCTCACAGGTTCACCTCCACTCGGCCGAACTTCACCGTGGTGGCGGTCACCAGGTACTGACCTGGTGATGCCTGGATGATCTCGGCAGTGCCAGGCACCAGGCGCTCGTCGGCCTCCACCAGCAGCTCCATTTGCTGGATGCAATCGCGCTGACGCATACGGTCGCGCTCGGCTACCAGCGTCACCAGCAAGCCGCTTTCGCGGATCATGTGGGCAATGTCCTGGGCGATTGAGGCCCGGTCGCTGACCAGTAGCGGTTGGCGCGCTGGATCGAGCACCAGGTCATTGCCGGAAATCAGCAGGTCGATGTATTCGCTCATCAGCCACCTACCGCCATGGCCAGCATGTTTTCCATCTGCAGCGGCGTCATAGGCTCCTTGTTGTGGATCTCCACTTTCTCGATGTGAGGGCCGCTGCGCTGGTTCTGGGTCGTGTTCTGAATGCTTTGCATCAGTCCTCCTTTGGGTACGGCCAGGGGTTTGGTTGGGCTGATTGCCGGGGTGTTTTGGTTGATGGATTCGCGGGCCTGGATGCCTTTGTCCACCTTGTCCGGCAGCTCGGCGGCCTTCTGCATCACCACTGGCAGCGGCATGGTTTTCGGCGACGTGGCCAGGTCGGCGGTCGCAGGCGGCAGCATGATCGGCGCCGGTTGCTTCACCTCTGGCGCGAGCTTCTGCAACGGCACGGCAGGTGCAGCTAGGGGCAACATAGGGGCCATCAGCGGTTGCTTGACCGCGACGGGCTCAGTGGCGCGTTGGGCGAGCATCAGCGGCGCCGGTGCAGCAGCTGCGGCGGCAGCGGTCGCCATCGAGGTCGCCCCGGGCAAACTGGAGACGTCCGCCGGCGCGACGGTGCCGGCCACCAGATCCGGCACGGCCGGGGGCGTCGGCATATCGCCGAAAGTGGTCTCGATGTTGACGCCCGGGATCTTATTGAGCATGGCGATCAGGCCATTAATCGCGGAGTTAAAAATCGCCACAATGCCGTCCCACGCTGCCTTCGCCATGCCCGACCAGCCGCCCATAGAAGTGAACCAGGCGCTGAGTGCTTCCAGTTGGGCCGAGACCCACTGAAACGCGGCGGTGTTCATCAGCGCAGCCACCAGGTCGTCCCAATAGACAACTACCGCCGTGATTGCCGCGACCAGCGCGACGATGCCAATGATCACGACTCCCACCGGGTTGGCCATCATGGCGGCGTTGACCAGCCAAATGGCGCCCTGCCATAGCAACATGGCCCCTCTGACCAGGCCGATCCCGGTGTACATAACCACCAGTCCGGCAGCAAAGGCCGTGATCATGACCGTGTGAAATAAGAACATGGCAATGGACCGGAAGCCGGTCCAGGTTAGAACGTTCCAGACCGTCACCAGTGCCAGCCAGACGGTTTTGCTCAGGCCCACGGCGAACGTCAGCAGGCCCATAGCCGTGGCCAGGCCCAGGAACGTCAGGGAGACAATGCCGATCAGGCGGGTGATGTTCGGAAACAGCTGAGTCCAGCGAGTCAGCGTGCCAGCGATGCCCACCAGGCGATCCATCAATGGGGTCAGGATCGGAATCAGCGATTGCCCGAAAGCGATACGCAACGCTTGCACGGCCGCGCCGAACTGCTGCCAGGGGTCAACCATGGCCTTGGCCATCTTCTCGGCCTGCTCCAAGCCCCTGACTTTGCCCAGTTGGTCGATACCATTGCGCAAGCGGCCGGCATCCTTGGCCAGCGCGGCAATGACCTGGGCACCTTCACCACCGAACGCCTCGGTCAGCTTCACGCCGGCCGAGGCGCTGGTAAGGTCGCCGAGTTTGCCCTGGAGCTTGTCCATGATGTCGAGGATCGGCAGCGCCTTGCCCTGCTGGTCCGACAGTTTCATCCCCAGCTTTTCCGAGGCGGCGCCCATGTTTTCAAACAACGCCTTGTAGCGCCCGCCGGCATCGCCCCCTTCCATGGTGCTGCTGAGAGTACCGATAACCGCCATTTGCTCGGCCAGATCGACGCCGGCCGTGGTCGCAATCGCCCCGGCTTCCTTGAAGGCGTCTTTCATCGCCGCACCACTGGTACGAAACAACTGAGTAGCCAGGGCCGTCTGCCCGCCCAGCTTTTCCACCCAGGCGCCTTTGCCCATCGCATCCGCCTGGGACTTCTGCAGGTTGTAGAGGGTGCCGACATACTCGCCCATGGTGTGGGCATCAGTCTTGGTGGCCTTGGCCAGCACGTTGCTCGCGTTGGTGAACGTGGCCAACTGGCTGCCCGTCAGACCCTTGATTGCACCTTCAACCAGGTACGCGGACGCGACGAACGCCTGGGCGTTTTCGCCGTAGTTGACGGAAAACTCCAGGGCCTTGGCGTTGAGCGAATCTAGCGCGTCTTCGGCAACGTTTAGCGAGCGAACTTCGCCCAGGGCGCGGTTCATCTCCAGGGCGGGCTCCAACGATGCACCCATGGCCATAAAGCCACCGGTGACCCCTGCCAGGCCGATACCCATGGTCTTGAAGTGCT